TCAGGTTTGTGGACACTGAATTTTTGTACTTTGCTACCTCCCTCCAAGTAAAAAGAAGAGCTAGGTCAATTCTTTGTTTTTCACCCTCACTAAAAGAAGCATAAGAAAAGTCTTCGTGAATGGGTGATTGGACGGTTTCACTAAACTCCTCATCAAGAGTAAAGTTGATGTAAAAATCCATCATCTGAAGATAACGGTTTACTTGCTGATTTATCAGCGGTAGGTACTTCTTGATGATCTTAGTTTTGACTCCACCATCCTTTAGTAGTCCGTAAGTAAAATCGTAGTATTGGATTAGATCTTTTTGAGAGGCTAACTCTTCGTATGTTTTTTGTAGATCTTGCTTGAAGATTTCTAACTTTTCATGTTCAGTATTTCTGTTTGCAAGGTTCTCGGTAAGAACTTGAATTTCATGTTCCAGATCTCTGATTTGTCGTTGACATCCAGCGATCTTAATATTGTTTTGAGAAATGCCATTCGTTAGTTTTGAAATCTCCTTAGATAGAGCGGTGAATTGACGCTCTCGCTCCTCTTCCTCTTTAATTGCCTCTTCCAGTTCTTTATAACCAGATTGCAACTCCTTTGCCTTAGATTGAGCGTCGTTAATTCTATTTATTCTAAAGGTCTCTTCAATCGCCTGATCACAGGTAGGGCATACCGTATTTTCTGTAAAAAATTTATGTTCCTTAGTAATACTTGATACTTTCTGTGAAATCTTGCCTTTGAGGTTACCCAACTTACGAAGTTTCTCAGTGGCTCCAGTCACATACTCTTGTTCTTTTGTATATCCAAAGACCTCTTCCTCAGTGACAGAATTCAACTGCATGTACTGATCGACTTCAATATTCAAGTCTGAGATTTTCTTTTTGTTGGATTCAATATTCTCGTTACCGCTATTCTCCAACTGCTCAATAAAGTTCTTTTGCATCTCTGATTTTTCTTTCAGAGTTTGTTTCTTCAGATCTAGAACTTTGATATCTTCTCTGGACTGTCTAATTTTATCTTTAATAATTGTATTCATTGATGAGAAGATCTTGATGTCAAGCAGATCTTCAATCACCTCTCTACGATGAGAAGCAGAGAGTTGCATGAACGGAACAAAAGTGCTACTCCCCAGAATCACAATCTGAGTAAAAGACTTATAGTTCATCTTCAACACATTCTGCTCCAACCACTTCTGCTGGTCTAAGGCTGCAGCAGATTGGTCGAGAGGAGAATCATTCCTCCATATCTCAAACACATTTGGTTTGATTCCGCGAATGACTTTCCACTCAATGTTCCCAATGGAAAACTCAACTTCTACCCGACAGTCTTTCTCATTGGTAGAGTTAGGAAGTTGTGGTTTATTAATTTTACGGAATGGTTTTCCAAACAGAGCAAAGGTAAGAGCATCCAGAACAGTGCTCTTACCAGCTCCGTTGGTTCCAACAATAAGAGTAGTGGAATCTTTTTGAAGGTTGATCTCGGTGTATTGATTACCAGTGCTTAAAAAGTTTTTCCATCTAATTTTTTCAAATAAAATCATGAGTTTGAATTGTCGGAGGAATTACAATATCATTGGGAGTAATTATACTATACTCGTAACCATGTGACTCGCAAATATGAATCATCATATCATCTTCAACTTCAATTATATGCATCTCTGGATACCCATCGTCCTCTAGCATCATAGCATAACGAATAGCATCATCCTCCTCCTCAAACAAATACAGAACCTGTTGTCCGTCTTCGTTTTGAACTGAGTATGCTCCTTCGTCTTCTTTGCCATCAATTGTTAGAATGAACATTAAACAATCTCACACGCTTCCTGATATACATCTTGAATGATTTTTTGTACGGTTGATTTTTCAAGATTTGTTTCAGACTCTTCAATATATCTATTCAAGATAGACAACGTATCTTCTGACTCAAAGGCTTCAAAATCTTCTTTCTCTTCGAGTTGGAAGTTTTCAACAACCTTCAGTTCATGAACTCCGCTGGTATAGAGTTTGTCAATGAATTTTTCAAACTTGGATGAGTTTGTCTTTGTACGAACAATGACCTTTACAATTTTCTCATCATACTCTCTACTATCAAACAAACGATAGTCATTATCCTCATAGTAAATGTTATAGAACATTCTGTAAGGATTATTGATTGGAGTTTTTTCTAGAGTCTCGGTATCAAAGATATGAAATCCTCTGGTATCATTTGCATCATTCCAGAACATCTCATATGGGTTTCCTAGGTAAAAGATTTTGCCGTTGTCTGATCGAGTGTGATAGTGTCCCGAGAAGACATGACTGATCTTCTCAAATAGTTCGCAGTCCATACCGTCTTCCATGACGTGCCCACGATGAGCTCTAAATCCGTTGAGCTCAAGGTGCCCCATCGCACACTTGCTAGATGAATTTTGAATAGCGTTGACAGTTTGTTGATAATTTTCGGCATTAATCCACGGAATGAATAAGACTTTAAGTTTATCCAAAACAACTTCCGTTGGTTGTGAATAAACAATGACGTTTAGATACTCACGAAGTAACAAATCGACAGCATTAACTTCGTTTGTGTTTTTATAATATGCAGTATGATTTCCAACAATCGTATGAACTTCAACTCCCATGTCGCAGAGTCGATCATAATAATTGTTTTTAGCCCAGGACAGCGCAGAGAAATCAATTCCCTTACGACTATCAAAGGTATCACCCATATCAATGATGGTGGTGATGCCTTCTTTCTCTAGAGTTGGAAAGAAGACATCATTATAGAATTTTAAAAAGTAATCGTGAAACAATTTAGAATTCTTTCTGGCACCAAAATGTTGATCGGTAATAATAGCAACTTTCATCAGTAACGAAGTTTGGAATGCACAGCGTCCTTGATACTATTATAATCGCTGTAATTCGATCCGTCAATGGTGTTGTTGTCGTCAAACACTTCACTGTAACCGGATCTTTCAAGAATTTTGTTCTTGATTTCTAACTGACGTTTTTCCCTTTGAATCCTGCGGAGAAATGCATAATGAATAATTTGCGTAAAGTAAGCAAAAGGATTCTGGGATTTCTCAGGATTAAAATTGTGTATGTACTGAACGCAATTTTCGATTCCATCAGAGATCATGTCCTCCTTGAACATGTAGTTCACAAAGTTTGGCTTGAAGGACAAGTGATTTGCGATCTTCAAGAAACACTCACCAATGTAGCGCGGAATGGGTGGTTTGGGAAGACCTTTAAGTTCTGCAATTTCCTTGTCTTCGCGGTACTTGATCAAAGCAGCAAGAAACTCTTTATTGTTTACATAGTGCTCTGACCTTTTTCTTCTGGTCATAACTGCCGATGTTATCATAAATTCTTATCATTACTATGTAGATAGTATAACATTTATACTAATACTTGACAAGTTTTCAAAATCAAGTAGAATTACCTTTGTGGAGGTTAAAAAGATTAGCTTTAGCTATCTTTATTATAGAGCTTCTCTAGAATATCCTTAGCATCATTGACTGAAGAGATGTATCCCATCTGTCTACTGAGTTTCGCTTCACTACCTTTAGACGATTGTCTTACAAACGATTGATACATCTGAATCATTTCAATATCACTTGATTCTGATAAAGTTAATATGTCTTGTAAATTAATGATGAACATATCATCTTTGGTTGTTTTAAGCCAAGGTTCTAACTTATATCCAACAACACCAACTCTGGATTTTATTTCACTAACAATAATTGGATTAGAAACTATCAACATAGTTCTATCCTCTTCTTCAGAAGCTGCTACTTTAGCAAACACTTCTTCTCCACTTTTAAATTTGATTGTTGCGTAAAAGTCTTCTTCAATTCCCATTTCTTCCTAGTTGTATTGTGATTATTTCATAATTGAAGTTCTCTTCATTGTAGGTTTTGATTCTTTCAATGAGATGATTTAAGGTATAGTTTTTTCTGGATTTGTAAATGATTTCGTCTGAGATGTCGTACAAAGTGGCCTTTACTTTGTTTTTTCCTTTTCTAAGAACTCGTCCAATGCTTTGAAGATTTCTGATTCTGGATTTGCTAGGTGAGGCGAAGATAACATTATGGAGATTTTTAATATTGATACCTGTAGAAAAAGTTCCATAAGAGGCAACAATAATCGCATCGTTTTCTCTTTCTGTGATCTCTCTAACTAATTCTCTTTGCTCAGCATCAACACCACCATGTACAAAAAATACTTTACGATCAGTTCGCTTGCTAGTATTTATCTTTTCGTATAAGACCGCTCCATGAGCTTCAACACGACTGAACAAAACCAGAGTATTGCCTTTTAG